GATATATGTTAAAGTATTACTTTCTACTTTAATTACTTTTACTAACTGTTTTCTTGTAACGTTTTCAAAGTATTCATTTTCTGCTATCATACTGTTAATTTTATTGATTTACTAAGCTTTTCTACTTCTGCAACTATTTTTACATATTCTTCAGATTCAAAAATATCTAACTGAGCGGTTAAAGTTTCTACTATTGATTCTAACCATTTCAAAGTTTTATTCAATTGTCGTTTGTTTTCTCTAACAAATATTACACTATCACTTACACTTTCCTAAATTATGTAATGAAACTTGAAAGAGCAAGCACGTTTGAAATATTGTGTTTAACGTGTCTATTTGTATTGGTGTTAATTCTCTTTTTGCTTTCATTTTTTCCAAAAATATTTAATCATTATTTCTTTTTTCGTTGCATTTACAAACTTAAATTTGCCTTCAATTCGTTGCATCCATCCTCCCTGTCTTAAAGCTAACTTGTAGCTACATACTCGGCAATTTATACACATACCATAGTCTGATTTTCTTTGATAAACAGCGGTATTTACTTTGTATAAAATTAAGGGAAGTTTACGTTTACACGTGTGACACTTTTTAAACTTCATTTTGCTTTGCTTTTTGTGATACAAATATAGTAAATATATTTATATAAATTACTTTTTTATTACTTTCTACTAAATTAATTTATCCAACTTGGCAACCAATGAATTATACTACCACTTATAAAGCTTTACTCATTCGTCAACCTTTAAGGAAGGCTTTTAGTTGGATAAACTACTCATAACATTCCATAAGCAACATTAAAACGTTTGCTTATTTCTTTGTTAGGCGCAATTAAGCGAGATACTCATTTGGCAAACTTCTTCTGTAACCAAAATCTGTATTGTCATTTAAGCATTTTCCTGTTTTTCTATCAAATTTATACTCTGGTTCACCATCAGAAATCTGAATATAATCTTTAGTTATTTTTGTGATTTCAGTTTCTTCTTGTGATACAACTCCAAATCCATGAAAATTAAATTTGATAGTATCTCCTTTTTTCAATTTAACTGCGCCTAACACGGGTTTTGTACCATTGGCGGTTTTGTTCTTCGATTTAACTTTTGTCATATTATTTAGTTTTAGTTTTTTAATTTAACATTTGTGGTTTTAGTCACCAACGGACACAAAGCCCGATGCCGTTATTTTATAACTCTTACTTTCACATCAATTACTCCTGTTTTTAAATCTGCTATTCGTTTAAATGCTTCTTTAGACAAGTCGATTGTATATTCTCCCATTCCGCCTCTGTCGTTGCATCTAACAATCACACTTTTTTTATTCTCTTTGTTTGTGATTTTTAGCTTCGTGCCAATAGGAAAGTAGTTAGATGCACATGTTAATTTATTACAATTAAATTTCTCACCGCTAAATGTCACTTGGTCATTAAATTCCTCACCATACCATGTTGCATTGAAAGTTAGTGAGGTAGTCAACAACCACCCCACTATTGTTATTATTATTTTCATTTTATTTCTTTTAAATGATTCAACACTTCTGTATAATATTTCTTTGTCGCTTGATCATATGCTATTACTATGATTTCTTCTACGTGATAAATAGCGTGTTCAATTGCTTTACGTTCGCTATCTCTTGTATTATCATTCGAGAACGTCTCTATTAGTTCATCTGCTTTTTCAATTGCATTCATTTTATTTGATTTGAAGATTTATGTTTTCTATTATTCTACACCCTTGTATCTCTTGACCTTGTTCAATTGCTTTCTTAATAGCATTCTTATCCGGTGTTTCAGTTACTTTAACTACTTTAAATTCTTTCGGTAAGTCGTTAGGATCTATATTTACCTCAACTTGTTTTGATTTTCTTGTGCTAAACTTCAAAAATCCTGATTCAAAATTACCAAACAAATTAACTGCATTTAAAAGGTTGTTTTTTAATCGTAGTATAAGATTATCATTTTGCTTTTTTAATGCCTGTAATCGCTTTATTTCATCATCTATACGTGTGTTAAATGATTCTCGTTGCTTGATTACTTCTACATAAGCAATAGATTTTACCTCTAACTCCGCTTTATTGATTTCTAAGGCGCTTTCTAACTCAGGTGTAAGTTCACCATCTGCCATTTCTATTCGTGCAAATAATTCTAAATATTCGCTTTCAATTTTGTATAAACTTTTATTTTCCATTTTCTCCTGTGTTTTGATTATTACTTTCTTTTTCTTTTTGCTCATTATACCATTCGAGGTATTCCAGCCTTTCCTGTTCTTCTACTTCTGATTGGTCAGGAACTCTGTAAAAATCATATGCTCTACTCATCCTATTATCTCTTTTATCTCAATCTCTTGTTGAGGTGTAAATACAAATTGCTGTTTTGCTTTATCCAATACCTTTGGATCTAATTGTAAACGTTCAATAAATTTTTCATATTGTGCATCACTCATCAAAGGTTTTTGCGGTTGACTTGCTAAATTACCATCATCATCTGTTGTTGACAAACTCAAAATGCTTTGTAAAGTATATCTACGATAGTATGTAATTTGAGAACCACGTTGCTGCGCGTTCATTGTGCCGTCTAACTCAATTATACTTTCAATCTTTTCCCCTGTTTCAATATCTATTATTTGTGTTATTACTTTGCCATTTAAAATAGGTTGTAAGAGTAGCAAACCATTTTCTAATAAGATTGGTTCGACTGTATCTAACAACGCGTTAATATCAGCGTAATTAGATTTAAAATGAGGATTCTTTGAGTTCTTAAAAACTTTCCCCATTTCTTTTTTTGCTTTTGCTAATTTTCCGTAAATCATTTTATTTGTTTTTTAATAGATTAATAATTTGTTCATCACTTAATTTTTCATAACCTTCTAACATTTTATTTACGTAAAAAGGTTTCTGTTCTGAATAGTCTTTAACAAAGTTAGCTATTCGTTTGAATCGTTTGATTTGCTCGTTTGATTCAGGGCTTAATTTGAAATTAATACCTTTCGATTTCGTCTCTGTATCTTTCATATATTATTTGTTTTTGTTGTTTACTAAAATCACCAAGTTGGATATAATTTTCATCTATTTCACCTTCTTGCATTACATCTAATTCATTTACCTTAATTAAAAAAGGTCGATCATTTACTTTCAAAGATATCCAGCGCGTAAATACTTTGCCTGTTATTCTAACAACATCGTAATTACCTTTTGAAATTTGATCTTTAAAATAGTTTTGTACTTCCTCTAAATTCATTTGCTTTTCGTTTTTGTTTCTACAAATATAATAATAAATCTTTAATAAATAATTTTTTTGTAATTATTTTATCATTTTATTTAATTTTTTGTATTTCTCTGCTATTTCTTTAACTTCTTCTATTGTGAATTTTCTTGTTTCGTTTGCTATTTGATCAAGCTTTTCAAGTCTTTCAATACCTATTCTTTGAATTAATCCATTTCGGTATTCAATAAGATTGCCACTTAAATACTGGTTACACGTAATGCAGCTGCTATGCACGTTATCTTCATTAAACCGAACGTTCCAATGGTTGTTGGCGTTATAGTAGTGCGAAGCATTTACACGCCCTTTAATTGGTTTAAAACAACTAATACAGTCTTTTCCTTTATCTCTAAGATTAATGTAACTATTGAATATAGATTGAGCAATTTTAATATAATCCTGCAAAGTCATAAGATCAGATTTCATTTTCGCTTTACGCTTTTGCCAGTCTTTTTTTTCTTTCTTTTCGTTTAGTTCCTTAACGTATAGATTAGCACATTCCCAAGTGCAACACGCTTGTAAAGGTCGTAAAGGCGTGAACAATACTGAACACACCTTACATTTCTTATCTTTTAATTTTTTCGTAATAGTCATAATTTATATCGTAATTCTTTTCCAACAACATCTGATCTAACATAAAAATGATTTCATCTAATTGCTCTGCATCTATTAATGTGTAAGATTCAAAGTTGTATTTAGTTTTTATATGCCAGTTAATATCGAGTTGATCTACTTCGTATATTTCAGAGACCTTTGGTATTAGAACCCCTTTAATGAATTTGATTCTTTTCTTCATAACTCACTTAACCATTGATTATATATTTCTACTGCTATTCTTTTTGTCATTAAAGGAGGCACACTCATTCCAACAAGATATTTAGGTTTTAATTTTAAAAAATTATAATCTATTGGATATGTTCCAGCTAACATTAATTCTTTATCACTTAAATAAAATGGTTTAGAATAATGAAATGTACCACTATCAGTATTCGCTGTAATAGTAGGAATCACTTGTTTAGGGTGTGCTTTATTGTAATTAAAATATGTTTCTTTTCCTATTGTTCTTCTAAAAAAATTACCACATTGTTCACCGGGATTTATCTCATAAAACACATCTTGTATTTTTTTTAAAACTTGTTTACCTTTTTCTTCTGTTTCTATTTCGGAATAAACAACTTCTTTATCATTAAATTCCATTTTAATTTTAGGTAGTTCAGTAAACATATCTACACTTTCAAGAAATTTTGGTGCTAAATCTTTTCGTAAACATACAAAAAAGACTCTCTCTCTACGTTGTGGAACTCCCATTTTTGAAGCGTTTAATAAAAAATGTTGGCAATAATACCCAGCTTCATCAAACGCCTTGTATATCTTACGCACATAATCAATTGCATTACCTAATAACAACCCTTTTACATTCTCAGCAACTACTACTTTTGGTTGTAACTCTTTTGCTAAATCTATGAAGTCAAAGAATAGAGTATCTAAAACTTGTAACTCTTGACCCTCACGGAATTTCTTTTCTTTTCCCCAGTCTTTTTCTCTATTACCAGCCATTGAAAAACTCGAACAAGGCGGTGAACCATCTAAAATATCTAACTCATATAATTCTTTTGGTAAGTCTTTACGTTTTGCAAATGTTGTAATACTTTCTAAAAATGAATATTTAGGATTATGATTTGCTTTGTAAACTTCTACCATTTTAGGATCTATATCATTGTGCCCTATTACATCAAAACCAGCTAATTTATACCCCATAGTAGATCCACCACCACACGCAAAACAACTAAATACTTTTCCTTTATCCTTTGTGAAATTCGCTTCACTTAATTTCCATTCATATTCTCTCATAATCTTAATTTTAATCTTTTTTACTAAATTCTTTTAATGCTTCATTATATCCTTGCTCTAAACCTCTTTTAAAAGCATTTGCAACGTCATCACTAACTTCTAATAATTTGTGAGTTAATAGATTATTTTCAAACTTTAAATAGTCTATATACTCCTCTGCTGTCATTGTGTTAAAATGGTAAATTTTCATCATCAAACATTTTATTTGGTTCAAAATAATTAGTTACTTCAATTTGCGGTTTTTCTTCAATAAATGAATTCAAAGTTAAATCAAAATTATCAGGAATACTACCATCTACATAATACCTACCTGTTGGTATATGATAATTAAATCTCACTAATCCTTCTATTTTACCTTGAAAAGAAAATTTAGTTTTTTGATTTGAAAACATTGTAAATCCTGGTTGTTGATCTGTTTCAAATTGTCTATAAATTGTAAATCCATTATGAGTTTGGTTTTTAAAATCACTTGATCCACTCACATCGTACAAAGTTGGCATTTCATAATCTCCATTTGCATCCTTTTTCATTTTAGTAGGGTGTGCAACTAAAAAAATATGAACGTTATGTTTTACACAAAAATTAGTAAGTTTAGTTAAAATAATATCAATACCTTCTTTACCTCCTAATCCTTTTGGCATTTGAATTTTATTCCAGGCGTCAATCACAAACATATTAATACCATAGGTAAACATTTGTTCTTCAAATTTATTAAATAACCAATCCCAATCAGGTGCTTTATCCTGTTCTTGAGTTGTATAATACATCTTATCTCTTGACCATTCAATAAACCTGTAAATATCTGTATCAGTACACGAATTTTCACCATAAAAAGGTTTTCCAACTGCTAATTGAATATGTTTTGTGGCAAATAATTCAAGTGGATTATGTTCAGGTGAATAAATAGAAGCTTTATATCCGTATTCGTGAATTAAATTAAGTAAATACCAATCCAAAAAACTACTTTTTCCATGCGAAGGTATACCTGTTATGGTAGTTAATTGACCCATCATAATAGAAAATGTTTCTTTTAAATTACCAAAAACAGATTTCTTTGGTGAAATTGTATCAGGCAATCCTTTTTCTTTTAGTCTTAATATTGAATCTAACAAATCAAAACTTGTAAACGTTCCTCCTATATTAAAATGCTTACGATCGTTCATTACGTGGCTTAATTTACCACTTTTTAAGTCGTCATTTGCATCTTTACTATCAAATTCAATATAAGTACATCTGTAACGCCCTAATCTTTGAGCAATCTTTTCTCTAACTTCAATTCCTTTTTCATCGTTGTCAGTAGCAATAATAAAATTTTTAACATCTTTTAAATATTTTTCTGAATGAATCCAAAAATCATCGTTATCATTTGCACCATTTGGAAGGCTTATAACGTTTTTAATTCCTATTTCGTACAATGCTAATACATCAAACTCACCTTCTACAATGTAACATTCATCTAAACCGATAATTGAATTGATATTATAAAAAATAGGCTTGCCACCAGGATGAGAAGTAAAAAGTTTTTTTGTTTCTCCATTAATATTGGCAACTCCTCTATATTTTTTATTAACCAACGTTTCACCCTCAAAGTAATTAAACACTATTGCGTTTTGTTTCTTTTGTGTTTGTGGAAAATAAACTTCTTCTTGTGTAATCTCAAATTGCTTTAAAGTAGTTTGACTAATCATTCTTTCACTCCACACCCATTTTACAAGTTTATCAGGCAAATTAGTATAGTTTTTCCATTCTTGCTTTGGGAATGTATATGTTTTCTCTTTGTAAATATTTTCTGCTTTATCTCGAATAGTTAAAGCTTTACAATAAAAACAATTTCCAAACCCTTTATCGTGGTCTATTTTTAGTGACTTATCTTTTTTATCACTTCTGTGTTCATCACACTTTGGGCATCGTATCGGTTCTTTACCTTTGTATCTTTTTAATGGTAAAGTATTCCATTCTATAAATTCTTTCATGATTTCGCAAATCTACGTTTTAACATTTGTTCTTCTGTTTCTATTATTACACCTGGTTTCTTTTGATTATTCTTATCATTTTTAAACCACCTTGAAAGTCTTAAATTAATATCAAATGATTTTTCTTTTTCAAACCTCATCTTTTTATCTTTTTCTCCATGTTCACACCAATACAAATAAAAATCATTTAATAATTCTTTACCATAGGTTTCTAAAAAAGGTTTTAAAGAGTTAGCAAAATTTATTTTGCGTGCATCTATATTATTATTTATTACATTATCATTTACATTAACATTATCATTTACATTAACAGCGATTTGTCCGATTGGTTGCGATTGCATAGTGTCGGTATGCGATGTTTTGCGATTGTTAGCGATTTCTAACGCTTCATTTATATCTAACTCATTTTTAACAACTTTGTCGTGTAAATCTTTATGCCACCTTTTAAGATTACCTAATTTACCACCATTGCTTTTGTCAATTTTAGTTTCTTTGTATTTTAATAAGTCACGTTTTAACTGTTGTTTAATAGGTTCAAAAGTCAATTCAACTATCAAATCATCTGTTACAGGATTCAAATCATTTACATAGTTTAGTATGTGTTTAAATAATAAACCAGCCTTATCATTTGGCATTTTTTCAATTGTATGTATTAGATCAGCATACAATAAAAATCCTTTTTTATCTTCTGCCATAATCATTCCATTTCTTTATGTAATAAATGCAAAATACCCTTCAAATAATAAAGATCTTCTTTATCTATATATAACATAAGCATATTTTTTTCATCAAAATCTGAAATAGAAATGCTAATATGATTTTCATCAATTTTTTCAACTTCCATTGAAGTTGTTCTACTGTTTGCACATTTTAATTTGTAAATCATAAATAATTAATTTTTAATAATAAAAAAAACCCTATCAAATCTGTAGGAGTCTCACGTCTACGTCATTGATAAGGTTTCAATTTCTTTAAGTTCACTATGTTTGAGACTCGAACTACTCAACAAATATAACTATTATTTTTTAATTAGAACTATTTATTTACACAAATTTCACTTCCAACGTGAGCATTTACCCAATCACCGGGATAAAGTACTATTGTTTCATAACTTCCATTTGACTTTCTAATTGTGATTGAATAATCTTCTACGTTATCATCTACAATTAAACCACATGATTTATTTGCGTTGTTCACTTCTTTCTCACAACTTAATAACGTTAAAGCTGTCGCTAATACTAAGATTACTTTTTTCATTTTATTTTTATTTATTGGTTATTAAAATAATGTTTGTTGTTTAAATTCTTGTATCTTATACCCTAAGATATTAAATACTATTTTCTTTTTGTTAAATTCAATTAAAGCATAATTGCCAGACTTTTGAAGGATATTAAACCAGTTGTTGTAATTAGGAATAAATACTTTCATTATACATATATTTTTCAATTTCGCTTAAATCTTCATAACTACATTTAAAACCTTCTAACATTTCATCTTCAGTCATATAAGATTCATTTTTATGACCGAAATAAACCTTTTTTTTATCTAACTCTTTTTGTCTTTCACGTTCTAACTGTATTTTAGATTCACGTGAGTAATATTCTTTTAATCTGTTTTGACGTTGTAAAATTATGTAGTTTATTACTACGCTTTCTTCTGATCCAGCACTGAATTTTTTTAAGATATTTCGTAAAGAGTCTATATTGTAACGAATATATTTCTTTTTTATCTCACCTTTTAAATCTATAATCATAAGTTGTTTATTTCGTATTTAACAGTATACCAGTATTTTAGATTCTTATAAATGTCATCAGGATACTCATAATGTAAATGACTTTCTATTATTTCACTTACTATTTTAGTTGTGATTAATTTTGCTTTTTGTTCATCCGCAATAATTTCTCTAATTACGCTAAAATATAGATGGAACGCTTTTGCTTTTGTATTCATTTTAAAGTGCGTTACAGTCGCACCCCTGTTTTAATTAGTTAAAATATTAGATAGTCCGTAAACATTTTTTGTTATTTGCTTTAAAGCTTTCTGACTTCTTTCAGTTCTTTGCTCAATCATTTCAGATAAAAATTCTTGTTCTTGTTTAAACGCCAATTTAATAGCTTCCATTTCATTCATTGTTGGATTTTCTAACATGATAACATATAATCTTTCAATGATTGTTTCTAAGTTTTTTTCGATTGCTTTCATTTTATTTCTTCGTTTACTTCTTTCAATAGCTCAATTGTTTTTTCAAATCCAATTACATCTGATACTTTACCTATAAATAATTGGTGTTTCTCTAAATTTTTTCATAATTCTTTAAATTCTTTTTCTAATTGGTTTATTTTATAATTTATTTCTTCTTCCATTTCATTTATAACAATATCAATTTTATCTATAAAAAGATTTCTTAATTCCTCATTACGGTTAATATGTTTTGTAATATCACATTGCGAAACTTTTAAATGCATATCAAAATAGTACATTTCCTTTTTTCTTCTTTCTTTATATTCAAAAACAAAGGAATTTATTGTTTTTTTTAATTCGTTTATTTCATTTATTAAAGTTAATGCTTCTTCAAATTTTTCTTTTTTCATAATTTTAAATATTATAAGCGTTATAATTAATATCGTAATTGTCTACATTATTTAATTTTTCAACTAATATAGTTGCAATTGCTAAACTTTTGCTATCTCCTAATCTAACTAAACAATTAAAAATTTCAATTTCCTTTTTTCCTTCCCAAGAAAATAAAAGATTTTCTATTTGTTTTTCTGTTAGTTCAGATGCAAGCGTGTAAATTTCATTTTCCATTTTCTTTTCGTTTTTTAATTATAGAACAAATATACACACTTATTTTTAATTAACAACAATTATCAACAAAAAATAATAAAAAAATTATTTTAAATTGTTTTTAATTATTTTCTCTAAACCAAACGTTGTATCTAATATACTTGTCGCTCTTTGTGTTAAACTCTCTATACACGCTCTTATCTCTGTTACATCGTTTGAAACATAATACCCGTTTTTAGTGCTTAATACTGGCAAAATTGCATTAACTCGATAGTAGTTTATAATTCGTCTTAATCTAACTTCTGAAAGCTTAAAATCGAGATCCATTTTTTCATTTACTAACCTACAAATCTCACTCGCTAAAATAGGATTGTTTGAATTTCGCTTTTTAAAGGCTGGTATTAGTTGGTGAGCTAACTGAATTTCATTTTCAGTCATTTTACTGGTGTGCTGTTCAAATCCTTTGAGCATGATTTTCAAGTGTTAAAAGTGAGTTAACTAAGTTAATATTTAAATCTTCATTGATTACGCAAGTTTCTTTACCGAAATTTAGCACCAAATCAAACTTTTCTTTCAATTGCGGGTTATAACCATCGAAGGCATCAAGCATTGAATGTTCAGCGTAAACGACAGTTGAATGATGTCTATTGAATATTTCACCAACTTGTGTTTGTGTAAGTCCTGAAAGTCTCATCCATACCATTCCAACACTTCGCCACGTAGCTACTGAGTGCAATTTAGTCTTTCCAAACAAATCATTTAAAGGAATAGGGCAAACTTCAAAGAAAGAATTTTGATTTATAACGTAATTATGAACGTGATTGTGCAATTGATCTATTATCATAACTTTGGTTTATATGTGTTTTTTACTTCTTTTAGCTCGTTTAAGCGGTTTATTCTGCGATTGTAAGCAAATATACCTTTACATAAAATATATATCGTTAAAACGTACAATATTACTGCTATTAATGGTATCATAATTTTAAAAATTAAAAGGTCTGTTAATACAATTACATTTTTCTATTTCTTCTCTTTCGATTGTATCCACTCCGTACACTTCAGAACGTGTGTAACCGTTATCGTAACAATCTGGACATTGATTATACTCGACAAAATTGGTGAAATAGTATAAATCTGAAATATAACCTACAAACTCATCGTTTTCGTTGAATATTTCGCCGTCTTCAGATACTATTAAACACTGAGTGTCGTTTAAATAGTCGATGCAAATTTCATCTTTGTATCCGTGAAAATAAACTTCGATTTCGTTAAAGTGATCAGGTAAATAATTGAACACTTTTCTGAATATTTTTTCTACTACTGCCATTTTATATTTTTTTAATTGATTCTGGTTTAACAATAAAACAACCTCTAATAATAGAGTTTGGCATTGATATTTCTGTTACTGAAATTATATATTTTAATTCACCATTAAAACAGCCTTCAGTTATATAGCCAACTACCTTTTGATCGGTAGTGGCGATTTCTGCTTCATATTTTTGTATCTCTATCATTTTTTCCGTTTTTAATTATAGAACAAATATAAGTACTTATTTTTAATTAACAATAGTTATCAACAAAAAATAATAAAAAAATTATAAAATATTTTAAGAGATAAAAAAAGCGTAACTTAATACGCTAATTATTAGTCTTTTATTTCAAAGTGCATCCAATCGTAATTCTTTTCTTTACCTAACGAAATAAAACCATGTTTGTAAAATATATCAATCATAGGCTTATATTCTGGTCGTGCAAATCTTGCTGTCTTTGAAGTTTCTTTAAGTAAATTCCTTGCAGGATCAAGATCGAGTGCTACTCCCCACGAATGTCGCGACCAATCAGAACCACCACGCATTTTACGAAAGTTAAAACAACCACCGAAAAGGTCTATACCTAACTCAACTATCTTCTCATAACCATAATGCTTTAATAAGTCGTTAAACACCGCTAAAAACTTATCTGAAACGAGTCTATGACAACTCATACGAGTAACTTTGGTATCTAAATCCCACGCCAATCTTATAGGATAGGGTAAATTTATGGTAACTAAATAACCAGCACCTGTTATGTTAGGTTTACCATATTTTTCTATTAGTTGTTTAGTTGTTAGCATCTTCTACTTTTTGAGCGTTGTAAACTGCTATTGCGCCAAGTTTCACGGAAAGCACTTCTAAAGCTATCTTTAACACAGGTCTACGATCTACTAAACCACTTTCAGCAACTGCTAACGATACAGCACCTAATACAGATGCAATTTTCAAACCTAATTTATTTTTTTTAGGTGTTTTTTCTTGTATTCTTTCTATTATATTCATAGTTATTATTTATTGAGTTAGTATAAAACCGATTTCGTTTGTTCTTGCTTTAAACTTTCTATAGTCAAATTTACCATTATAAGGCTCTTTAACGTAATCTAAGCCCACGTAAGCTACAAACTTATTATCTTTAAAATATGGAGCTATTACGATTGATTTAATACCTTGTTTTTTTAACTCTATTCTTGTAGATGTTTCTTGAATACTATCAATATCTCTATAAATCATTTTATCTAACATTACATCTTGCAAAAATAAAGGAGTTAGACTTGTAGGAATGTTTTGAAGGTTTTGACATTCCGAACTAACACCATTTGCACAAACTTCATAAGTCATATGCTGGTAATTTCTATGATGCCCATCAAAATACTTAATAGTATTTGTAAATTGAAAGATGTATGCCCTATCAGATTTATAAGTTAACATTAAATCATTCAACATTTGATGAATTAATACACCATTTGTAATGTCTTCTTTCAAGTCGTCTTTCTTAACCTTACTTTCAACTACTTCCGTTATTAATGACTTGTAATAAAACAAAATAAAGCTAACAAATAGAAGTATTAATAGAATTGTTTTCGCTTTTCTCAGTTGCTCTAAAATGTTTTTTACTTCGTTCATTATATTAAAAAATTAGAAATTATAGGATTATAAGGTATTAAAGGTAAATTATTAATCCATTCAAACGCTCCATTTTCGTGTGTGCATCCGTTTACTTCTTCAATTGAAATAAAATAATTTCCATCTGCGTCCAAAATAGGGTTGAAAAAAGTTTCACCGTCCCATTTTTGACCTGTTAAAAGGTCTTTTTGCTCTGTTGTTAGTTTGTATACATTCATATTAAAAAGGATATTGTTTACCGTTACCGCTGTTATATAACTCTGTTATTTCATCTTGATTCAAGATTCTATTCCAAATGTTAAAATTATCAATCTGCCCGTTAAAAAAATTACTTGCCACATCTGTATTGGTACTTGTTGCAGCTCCTATTCTAAAAATTTTATCTGTATTGTAATTAGTTGAAGCATAAGGAATTAAATTATTTGTACCTGACACAAGTGTTGGTGATGTTAACACACCATTTCTGTATATTTTCATTTTATCACTTCTATCAAACATAAATACATAATGATTCCACTGATTTAAAACATTAGTATTTATAAGTCTTATATCTATTAGGTTAGATGATTCAGCGGCTGCGAAAAAGAATCGAACATCTACACCATTAACTAATGAAGCTAAATATCTTCCCGTTAGTCCAGCTGCAATTGTTTTTGAGAAAATAGTTTGATTTGAAGCTGTTGAAGTCGTAAATAACCAGCAATCAAAAGACCAGCTGGTTGTTGTGAGGTCAAAATTATCGCCAATATTTACACACGCATTTGAACCATTAAGATTAAAAGCACTTCCTAATTTTCCAGTAACATAGGTTAAACCACCGATAGCTGTACCATTATAAGTATCTAATGAATCATTTGTATTATTTTCTGCTTTATACACAGCAGACAAACCATTATTTAATGTACTTGGCGGTGCTGAGTTAGCTAAAATTCCATGAGTTGCTACTATCATAATTACGCTGTTAAATCACCACTAATATAAAATTCAGCTGCTGAAATACAAATTATCGAAACCATTGAATATTGGCCTGTTGTTTTCGTCTTTCCACTTGGAGATCGTAAAGTAACTCCAGCACCTGCTACGAATGTAACTTGACCAGCACCGTATTGGCTAACTAAAATTTGATTTCCTGCTGTAAACACACTATTGTTAATAGTTACGTTGTTAGCAGTTGCAACGTTCATTTCTATTAGTTTGTTGTTATCACTTGCAACTAACGTGTAAGATGCTGTTTTTCTATCTAATGTTAGGTTTTTAGTTGCATAACTTGATAGGTCTTGGTCTCCTGTATTCGTTCCGCTTGTATTACCTATTACTGTTAATTGTGCATCTGTTACAAATCTTTTGTTTGAACTATCTGTAATGTTTGCTGTTGTTGTTGTATCACTATTAACCACATTTGAAAGTCCAACATCCGATTTTGTAACGTTGTGAGGGTTGCCGCTTGTTAAAAGTGAATGATCATAAGCAATTTTACCTCGGTCACCTCTATAAGCACTCGATGAAGTTTCACCTAATGCTAAAGATGGACTAATTTCAACGTATGAAGTACCGCCCCAACGATAAGTAAGATTTGTATCTAATGCCAAATAAATAGTTGCGGTTGTACCCGTAACAGGGAATGCAGCTAAATTTGCATATTCTAACACATCATCTACATAAGACGGCAATTGTGAACTTGGAACTTTACCCGTACCATCTAATTCAGCTAAACCATTATTCGCACCTTTTAAATCAGTCGTTAAAAATGTAGAATAGATGTTAGTACCAGGTCTTTCAATTCTATAAGAAATTTTGTATGGATATTGATTAATACAAGTCGCTACAATTAAATTATCAGCACCTGTTACATATGATAAACTATCCGCTTGTCTTTCAAACTCACTTGGAAAAGTAGGCTCTACGCTGTCATTATGTAACATATATGAAGTACTTCCTACATAATTAACACCACCCCATAATGTAATATTACCTGTTAAGCCAGCTAAATTACCACCACCACCAGTTACAGCGTGAAAGTATCGACCATCAAATTTAAATTGCGTAGAAGCAACTTGAGGAGCTTGTTTAGTCTCTTTTCCGCTTAAAGATGGCACTGTAGGACTATCTGCCGTACCACCTAAATCACCTGTTAATTTAACTATTCCTTTAACACTTGCAGTTGCATCAGGCACAATTACAGTGTGACTATCAACATACGTTTTAACTGCTAATTGACTTGGATAAAGAGTATCAGAAGTACCCAAATTAACATCTGTTGACTTGTTAGAAACATCTTCTTTACCATTTAAAGCTGTTTGCGTAGCTGTTGAAATTGGCTTGTTTAAATCGGATGTATTATCGACTAAATCTAAGCCTATATCCGCCTTATTTACATAAATATTAACTGTATTACTCATGCTGACAAAGTTATTAAATTTATTTGTTCTTTAAAGTTTGAATTAACGAAAACATCAAATACCATATCAGGCAGTATTAAAGTACCTCCAGCGGGTACATCCGCACTATACGTGCTATCTGAATTAAATACGTGAGCATCTTCACAAGGCACTCGTAAAATACCACCATAATCGTACCCATTTAGTGGTAAATCACAAATACCATTACTATCTCTAAGCTCTAATGAGAAAGTAAGTACATGACCTGCAATTTCATCCTTACCTCTTTCAACAAAAGCTGAAATATTTGCATTCGATACACGACCTATTAATGTCCATCTTTTTGATTTCTTTAATAAGTTGAATATATCCCTACAAATTTGTAAAGTATCAGATTTAGTTTCCGTTAGGTTTGAATTATCCTTGTAAACCTTGTCCGCAATAACCATTACAAATTGAATATTTGTGTTCAATTCGTTTATGTTTCCGCTGTTATAATCGATAGCTAATAATGGATAAAGCAAAGACCTGTTTTGAAGTGCTAAATTAAGTTCACCGAAATAAAACGAGTTTAGTTGATAGTGAGCTTTCTGAATTTCTTCAAACTCTTTCTCTAATATGTTTATAGTCGTTATCATGCAAAAACAATATTTACATCTGGTCCTCCATTATCTGGTTTTATTTCACCTAAAGAGTCATCACAAGGGTAAAGATAACTGTAATAACTACCATACTCAGGAAAAAGCGTATAATTCAATTTTAAGAACCTTATTAACCTTTCTCTATAGAAATTATAATCTTTTTTCAAAGTGTTAATACTTCTATTCATTTCGCTCTCTGAAGCGTTGTTTACACCTTCTGAATTTACTTTACTTAATCCAATTTGTCTAAGCTCTAATGTAGTCATTTCAACCGCTCTAACTTCTACAGATGCAACCAAACAAGGTGAAATATATTTGTTCAATAGTATTTCTTCATTTGCATTTAAAGTATCGTTATCTACAGCTTCTAATAAATGGTTAAATAATTGACTGCCTAAAATCGACTCTAAAACAGTGTCTTGTACGCGTGTAATTAAAGTAGAAATTAAACTATCATCTACATTTGAACTAATGTAACTTAGTTTCTTTAAATTAGTTGTTGATATTAAATGTGCCATATTATTGATTTATAATAACTTGAAACCATGTGTGTCTGCAACTTGGAGTGTGTACTTTTGTATTTGGGTTAGTGTACCAGCCACCTTTGTATTCCCAAACATTGCGATCAATTCCAGCCGCTTTTAAACGTGCTGTAATCATGTCTATTTCTTGACGTGTAAACACTTTTTTGGCTGCTAATAAAGCTTTGCAAAATGGTCTACTTTCCCCTTTTAAAGGTGGTGCATCCGTACGTTCTCTATATTGGTAAACTACTCTAAAATCTACATTCCCAACGTTGCTTTTACCTTGTGGTGTAAGTTCAAAGCCCTTAATCATACCTAATTTCTCAAGCTCGATTAATTGTTTACTTACATAGGTAGCTCCTTTATCAATTGCTTTAACGATAGCTCCGTAGCTTTCACCTTTATCAATTAATTGGATGATTTTATTTTGATCTTCTGTTAAAGTGTCAGCAAATTTGTATTTTGATAATAGCTCTTTTTCGCTCATATCTAAATTTTCAAAGCTTTTTATTTCTTGAGAATATACTTCTTTATATTCGGTAGTTCCGAGTTCATTAAACCAACTTAAAACAACGTTTTCGTCTACTTCAGCACTCATTTGAGTAGGTGAGCCTGTACTTATTACATCCCCATTTGGCACTGGTTGTAACCCTGCTAAAGCTCTTTGCTCGTTAATAGTCAAGTTTCTAAGAACCGCGTTTGCTAATAGTGGACTCATTTTATTAAGTGAATCTGCTACTATTGATTTACTGTCAGGTTGTTGCGTTAATTTTAAAGGTTTCGGTATAAAATAGATATTACCAACAAAATTATTAAGTGTATAATGTGCATATTCAAGCGCGTCTGTAATCGTTTTTTGTCTGTCTTGTGCGTAGTTATTCATAAAGATTGAATACGCTGTTTCAAGTTCAGCTGTACCACCTAATTGACCAGCTGTTTTCACTGAAAATAAAGCAGGATTAATCACTGAATGACCAACCATTATTTCATCAACTATACTTTCTTGTGTTAGTAAATATCTTTGATCTAAGTTATTACCATTTATCTGCACAACTGAAGGCGCTGTTTCTTGTGACTTACTAAAAGTTACTACAATTCCACCTTGTTTATCTCTGTCAGAACTTTCACCTTTAAGTTTAGCTACAATCTTTTTCTTTTCGTCTTGGTTGTTTGGCTCTCCTGTTGGTACATTAATAATTGTACCGCCTTTAAAGCCATTTACCACTTCTGAATATCTGAAATAGTTCATTTCAACAGATGCTAAAATAGAACTAATACATCCACTATATGATGGAATAGGATAAACCGATTTTGTAAGTTGTTTAGTTCGGTCATCAACTAAATGCTGTTTTGATTTAGCACTAACGTATAATAAAACTTCATTATCTTGTAAGCTTAAAGCTTCGATTGATTTGATTAATTTATAACCAGTCTTTTCTTCACTTTGATTTTTCTCTTTCCAATTTTCCGAATATTCGTAATACTCTTCGTTTGATGATTTTCTAATCAACTCAACAGGAATGTGGTGAGCATCCCAAAATTTACTAATAGGATTTTTCTTGAATAGGACCGCAAAAGAATTTAATATTTCTTGGTCATTCGCTAACATTACAGCTATTTCATCCAAGCTATAAGGTGCGTTTCCGTTCTTCTTAATAAGCTCCCATTTAGCTTTGTCGTTAGTGTCTGAGTCTAATCCACTTGAAGAAATATATTTCACCTTAGAATTGATAATACCTTGATTGATACTACAATTGTAATATAGAGATACTAAGAACTGCGGATATAAATTATCTTCACCCCAGCTTATATGTGTTTCACCCCTTTTTTGTTTCTCTACAGGAAGCGGTAAACTTGCTTCACGAAATATATAATCCTCAATCATAGACATTTATTATTGTTGTTGTATTCGTATATGTAGTAGTTGGTATTTCATCTTCAAAAACTCGTGCTTTCCCTGTTTCGCATTCTATTCCAGTCGTGTAATCTTCATTTAATACCGTCTTTTGATACACATAATAGGTATAATCTCCCAAAGGTAATGTTATATCAGTGCCTTCATAAAGATTAAATAGGTTGTAACGTTTTGCTGACGTCGTCAAATCGTTTAAAAAACAAAAATACTCTTTTTTAGATTGTTCATTTACGAATCTAAACAGCCAATTAATAGCTAATTCTTGATCAGATTTCTCCGTCAGTGTTAGAGCTATTTGATTTAGATTTCCTTTTTCTATTAGACTTAACATTCTTTTGTTTTGAATCCTTAAAAATAACTATTTTTTCTCCGTTTTTCTCTGAAATTGTAAACAAATTGCTTAGAATCTCGTCAATGTGTTCTTTTTCCATTTGATTAAATAAAAAAGGGACTACCGAAATAGTCCCTAATGTTTATTAAGATAATAATGTAGTCACAATAGAACCACCAATCTTAGGTGCGTTTTGTTTTTCTCTACCAACAAATGATAAAGTTACACCATTCATATCCTCAAACTTAGTTCCTGTTGTTCTTGATAAGTTAAATTTTAAACCTTTATCAATTCCTAACACTTCATAAGTACCATCGTTTAATTTAGCAATAAGACAAACTCTGTCTTTTACTAAGTTTTCAAATTGGTTAATGTTAGCAGCTGTATTACCTGAAAGTTTAATGTTTCCTGTAATATCAAAACCTGTTGAAGCATTCTCACGAGTACCAATTGAAGCAACTGTAAAATCAGACATTTCAACGTCAACAATAACTTCATAAAATAATTTAGCTCCTACGTTTGCCATAGCTGTAATCTCTCCAGCTGTTCTTGTATAAGTGTAATTAGCAGCACCTGTTGCCTCATCTCTTAACGAGCCTAAGTACCACTTGTCAACACCACCAGCAGAGTCGCAATTTAATGCACCAAAACCTGAAACAATTTCACACATTTTTATATAAGTTTTAAAAGGGGAGTGATTAGCTCCCCAATGTTAATAATTAAGCTCTTTTAACTCTTACGAAATATTGAGGAAATACATATTGAACACCCAATCTGAAAGAAGTATCTACTTTCAATTTCTCGTTATAAGAATCGTATTTGATATCGAAGTTCTCATCGTCTCTTGAATCAGTTCCTAAGAACACTAATGATACAGGCACCGCAAAGATTTCATTTGACGCATCTAATGAAGGCACTGTTAACACTTCTACGTTAGTTTGTGGCAAAGTGAAACGTAAAGCACCACCCTCGTTAACTGGTTGAATACGATCGTAAGGGTTAGAAGTATTCCATGCAGCAATAATGTTTAATGCTTCAGTTCTTCCTGTGTATAAAGCAACATCCATTTGGTTGTCGAAAATCTCAGCAGGGATTTTAGTGAAAACCTCATAAGCTGCATCGTACGCGTTTGTAGATGTAATAGTAGCGTATGTAGTAGTCGTTTTCAATACAGCTGTATCTGCTTTCAATGCTTTAACTAAACCATCAAAATGTACTAAATCAGGATCTAATGAAGTAGTATCACCTAACCATACTAATCTCTCAGCTTTTTTCTGTAACATTTTAGTTAAATAAGCCATTAAGATAGTCTCAAGCGGTGCAGGAAGTTGTCCTTCTTGGTTCTTCATTCCTAAAGCATTCAATACTTGAGTCATTTTAGTGTTCAAAGTTTCATTACAAAACTCAACACCCATATAAAGTGGCTTAGTAGTTAAAACTTTTTCAGTGAATACAACAGAACCATCAGGTGAAGGAGTACATGCTGCTTTAGCTTGTAATGCTACTGAAGAAGACAATAAAGCAATTTCTCTTGAACCTTTCACACCTTCTTCTAACATTAATTTGTCAAGGAAAGTAGAAGTAGATAATAAATCTGCAGTGATGTTTGGAAGGTTGTTATCTTTCCAAGCTGCTAATCCTGATACATCGTATCCAAATTTTTCTTTAAGTGTTTTTTGTAATCTCATTTTGTTTTTTATTTTTTAGTTAATATTTCTTTCACAGTTAAAGTTTTGAACTCTTCAACTTTTTTTCTTTCGTCTTTAAATTTAGACTCTTTTACATTTGCCAATTCATTGAATTTGTCTTCTAATGCTTTGAATCTCTCATCAATATCATTGATAATTTTTTCAGTCATAGATGAAAACTCTTCTTTAGACATCATTTCTGGCGCTACTGTTTCTTCTGTAGTCTCTTCAGACATTACTTCTTCTAATGCAGTAATAACACCGTTTACGTCAACTGATACAACCCAAACTTTATCCTCATACTCAACTTGGAAATCACCTTCTGGAGCTGGTATTTGATTGTTCTCAGCATCTAATACAAAAACAGGAGTTCCAACAGCAAGGTCACCTTCATAGAATAAAGTGATACCATCAATTGTTTGAACTTCTGCAAATGTAACTTTAACCTCTTCCTCTTTCTTGAAGAAATCAAAGATTGATTTTACTTGTTTGTTCATATTTATTTATTTTAGTTTAATTTCTATTTGCTCGAACAAGCCTTCAACACTATAACCGCTAAATTCACCTTTCTTAATTTTATTCCAAATTGTAGGATTGTCAACTTTGTAAGATCTAATCCAAGTCCCAACTTGTAAATTAAAACCAGCAAATTGTTTAGGTATTTGTTTTAAATCGGTAATAATGTAATCAGATAGCATTCTAACACCTTCAATCACTCTATTTGAGTCATGTTCTATATTTACATTATTAGCAAAACCTAATTTCTTATTTTTTTCTCGAATAACCTTAATTGTTTTAGGTTTGAATAGTACGTAACGATCAGGATTTGATCTATAAATAGGTGTGTTAGCTGAAATCATTACACCTGTTACAATTCTCTTTTCTTCATTAAAAACAAAGTGTTCTTTAACGTCCTTATTAAATGCAAAATAAGGCTTGTTATGTGCAGGTCTTAAAACAAAAGAGTTAAAGTCAACTCCTGTTTCATCGTTCTCGTTTACAACTAATTCAAAAAAAGGTAACATTTATGATTAGATTTTAGTCAAATTTAATGATTAGATTTTAAATAGTAGAAATTAATTCAGTTTTTTTCGTCTTTTCTTGCATTTTAGTGATATCTGAATCAACAACTACAACCTTGTAGGCACTTTGAGCTTGTATTTCTGTTTGCGCGCCTTGTGTGGCGTTATTTTGCGTTTGTTCGGTTGGTCTGTTTATTTGTGGTGGTTGTACACTTGGCATAGGTGCGTTTAGTATTTGTTTTGCTGAACTCATAGCCTTTGTAACAGTTGCAATACCTGAAGCTACATATCCAGCTAATAAGAAAGGTGCAGCAGGACCGCCTGCAGCCGCAGCCGCTGAAGCTCCAGCAATTGTAGAAGAAATAGCCTTAGCAGTATCTATTGATAATTGAGTGATAGCAAAAGCTTTTTGAACGGCACTTCCTTGTTCTGATAATCCAGCCAAAGCTCCAAACATATTAGCAGTCTCATCCAACAAGAATTTTTTAGAGTTTGCAAGTTCTTCATCTAACATTTTTTGTCTGTCAGTTGAATCCTTTGAAATATCTAAAAGATTTTTTTCATGGTTAGCTTTCAATAATTCTAATTCACCACTTGTTAATTCTGTGTTAGCTTTCTTTTGTTCGTAGTCTAAGTTTTCAAGTTCAATTCTTTTTTGTTGTTTTAAATTGAAATCTTCTTCTGCTCTAATTAACTCCGCTTCAAGTTGTGAACGTTTGTTTAAATTTTCTTTTTCTTGTTTAGCTTTGTCTTTTTCTGCTTGAGCATCATCCTGTTGTTTCTTTAATTCAGCTCTTTCGTTTTCTTGTTGAACATCCAACTCTAACATTAAAGCATCATACTTTTCTTTTAATGCTTTTTTACCTTCATATTGTTTCACAAGCTCCTCACGTTCGCGATCGTGCTTTAATTTCAAAGCCATTATTTCACGTGTGTTCACATCGTCAATATTTGCAACTGTTAAATCTTCTAATCTTCTTTGAAGTACTAAACGTTCCTGAGCTTCCTTTTCTCTTTGCTCCTTGAGTTTTGCATTACGTTCTTTTTGTTTATTTATAGCATCTTCATTTGACTTTTGTTGTTCTTGTTTTGTTTCGTTATTAAGTTTTATTTGTGCTATTTTAACATCGTCATTTGCTTTTGAATTAATTTTTTTAAGCTCGTTTATTCTTTCCCATTCAGCAACTATTTTTTGTTTGTTAGCTTTAACTAATTCTAAATATTGCTCTTTTGAGCTTGCTTGTTGACCTAAATCAATTTCTTTTAATTTTCTTACATTATCTAATCTAACTTGTATTTCATCATTATTTGCTTTAATTGACTTATCAGAAAATTTCTTTTTGATATTATATAAATCTTCATCAGATTTACCCATAGCTTCTGCATAAGCTAATTGTTTGTTCATATCTTCATCTATTTTCTCTCTACGTTTACCAATTTGCGCTATGATTTTATTGTTAGAATTAAATAGTCTTTCATTTTGTTTGATTATTTCTTCCGTAGATTTGAAATAGTCCATCATTTTAGATATTAATAAGCCTAAACCAACTACTAACAAACCTATTCCTGTAGTAGCCAAAGCTATTTTAAAGGCTTTTAATGCACCTGTAGAAGTTCCGACAACTGCAGTGTATACCTTTTGTAAGGTTGTCATAGTTCCAGTAGCTTCAGCATTTGCTAACTCCGCACCTGTTAAAGATGTTACAGCACCTATTACTTTTGTTTTAATAGAAGTAGCCAAATCCAAAGCATCGTTTTTAAGCTCTTTCATAGCACTAATACCCTGAGTTAAAGCAATAGCGCCCTGAACTTTTAACATTTGCTTTTCTATTTCTTCAGATTGTTGACCGAATAAAGCTTGTGCACCTGTTACAGCTGAGAAAGCTCCAGCAATACCCTCTGCAGTTCGTTGAAATTTACCTCCGAAAACTTCTGGGTCGGCGTCGTTAATAGCGTCAGCAACTCCACGCATTTGTTCTTTTATTTGACCTGCCCTTTGTGCTACCATTTCAAATTCTTTACTCGCAGGATCTAAATTCTGTAGTTGGATAGTAAGGTCTTTCAACTCCTTTCTTAATGAAGTAAACGAACCAGCTGTCTTCTTGGTTTCCTTACCAACATTTTCAACTGAATCCCCTACTTTGTCAATATCATTTTTCGCAGTGCCTGTATCTACTCCTACTTTAAATATTATTTCTTCTTGTGCCATTTTATACTGGTATCTTTACAACGTTAAAATTAAAATCTGTCACTCTTACATCTGCTGAGTTGGTATTCCTTACAAACAATTCTACATAGTCGTTTGCTACCATTTCAAGAACCGCTTGAGTACTTCCCCCATGTTCAACGTTTGAGGTTGTTGTTCTAATAATACCCTCACTTTCTGCTATTATAGTTCCGTTCTTAGCAACTCCGATTGATATAGATTGGTTTGAAGTTGCACACCTTACAGTTGCGTTAATCGTTACTAAAAAAGAGTTTGTAAAGGCTCCGTTGTACGTTAGTCGGTTTGTTGTATGTGTAAACTTTGAGTTCGTTCCGCTTGTAGTCGTTCCGCTTGCTTTTACCCAAACATTCACGTTTGCAGTCCCTATCGGTGTATCTGTAGTGTTGTTAAGCATATACATAAACCCCTTTGTAGATGTGTTTGTAATACCTACGCAATTCACGAATAAAGCCTTGTTATCTGTATAAGTTACACCAGCCAAATAAGTACCACCACCTGAAAAGTTAACAGTATCTAAAATGTAACGTTCACTCGATACAGTTGCACTTGCATTTAGGTTAATTCCTGTTTCACCAGATAAAACTACGAAAGACGAATAAATAACTCTTATCCTTCTTGTTACATTCAACGTACTTGGAAATATTAATGCAGTAGAACCGCTTGTACAATCAAATAAACAGTTACTCGTTGCTATCGTTCCTATCGTTCCATCAAATGTTAGGTTACCACTATTCAAAAATGCACTATCACTCATCACAAAGTTTGTGTAATCTTTAATAGTTCCTACAGTAGCACAATCAGTAAAGTTAACTCCAAACCAATCTAATGCGGTTGTTGTTGCATCACCATCCAAATTTAATGCAGTTCCATGAGTAATCGTTATATTTCTCATAGGCAAAGAATAAACCGACGTTATCAATGCAGTTGATGAACTTAAACCTGTTGACTTAAGAATACAATTCTCTGAACTCGCGCCTAATATTGTTGTATTTTGACCTGCAACTAAACGATCACCTGTTAAGTCAACTAAACCTGTTATGTAGTAAGTAACATCGTTAGCCAAAGTTATTACACCCGCTACAGCTTCAGGAAAATCTACTTTAGTTCCTACAAATACAAACTCATCCCCAGTCCCACTTGAAGCTTGTAAGCTCAAAATCCCAGCATCTGAACGTTGGTATAAAATACCTGTTGTTGTATTTTGGTAAAACTCACCAACATAAATATCAGTTGCTAACCACGACCCATCTCTATGGTCGTTAGAAGTTGGAATAGTAGGAACTCCAGTTCCTTTTTTAATTATTATCCTTCTTGTTTCGTCACTCATTTGTCATTATTTTAGAATTTTTACTTATACCATTTATTCCCCCTAACATCTTATATACATCTTCATCTGCATTATTTACGCCACCATTTAAAATTGGCGCGTCAATACTCGATAAACTCATTCTTTCAATCGTTATAACATCACTTAAATACACTTTGCGTATAGGCATAGCGTATAAAGTCTCAGATTTTAAAGTTACTTCAAACAATCCTGTATCTACATTCAAAGCATAAGCTTCGTTTAAATCATATTCAGTAGATGTCCAAATAAAATAACTCCCTGAAGGTATATAACCAGCGTTCAGTACTGCCTGTAATTCATCTATAGAGGGTAAATAATAATCACTATACCCATCCAAAGAATCCATAAAAGACAAACAAGCTTTTGCACCTGAATCAATTACCGAGTTATTATCATAAATCATTTGAGTGTTAAACTCTCCATTATACGTATCAGTAGTATTTAACAATACATTGTTACCATACAACTTAGATGTGTAAAAAAACGTTGCATTTGTTTGAAAATCATCTTGAAATATCATCAATGAATAATCATCATTGTACGAAATCGTTTGTAATTGAGGAATATCCATTAACCTAAGTATTTAAGAAGTTCAACTTGTGTTGTACCATATGCATCTAAATCAAAATCTTTGATTGTGTTTAGTCTGTAAAGTATGCCATCAATCATTTTCAATTTTGAGAAGTCCAAATCGTGAATATCCTTATAATTTAGTTTCAAGTATAAAGATAGTAATTTAGAATTTTCTGAGGTCATTTCATTCACAAATCTTGCATGGTAATAGTCGTACGTGTTCTTTTGATCCGGTATAACCTGTAACCCATCAAAGGTGTAATTACGTGATGCAAAGTGTAAATCAAATAAAGGATCGAAATTTTGATTTTCTCGATATCTTATGTGATGCGTGAAAGGGTATACGGTGTAAGTTGTTTGAGTATCATCGTTAGTATTCCTTATAGTTATCGGTTCTGTGCGAAATCCGTTGTAAAATGTTAGCATTCCTTTCCCTTTGTACGGCTTTATTGTCTCTTTTCCTGTTGTATCTATTGACTGATCAATGATTTTAGGGTAAATTAAGTTAGTATTTTCAACTTTATAAGGCACATAAGTATTAAATGGAAGCTCTATTTTAACATCACCAGTAGCCCATGTGCTTAATTGGATGGATTTTTCACCATAATTTAAGCTTGTCAAACGTTTATATTCATTGTTTAAGAAGTCTTTTTCCTCTGAAAACTTGTAAATGTAGTTAGAACCTTGAACAAGTGAGTTGCTTTGTATGGTTATTTCTCTTTGATAGTCAACTTTATCTGTCCAATCATCGTAATTTGAAGGTGCTTTATAGTAGTTATTAAACGTATCAATGTAAATTGTTGATTTATTAGTAACTACGTTGTAAATAGGGTCACTCATGTAAGCATAGAACAAGTTCATTATACCTTTCAAAAACTCTGAACATTTGATGTCAGGCAATGAATTGTTTAAAGTAATCGGAGATCCGTCAACAATAGTATCTCTTGCAGTCAATGTTAAATGAATGTCGTTAACATCTACTGTAACTATTGAGCCATCTTTTTTGTTTAGAAAAAATTCAATATTAAATTTAACTTTTTGACCTGCTTTTAAATTAAGGTTTGTATTTAAAGAAATTGAACACAACGTACCATTGCTCATAGTTCTTCTTGTTTCTTTTACTACAATTCCATCTACATATATTTGAACATTGTACGAGCCAGTACTATTAATTCCACCATGAGTATATATTAAATTTCCTGACAAATTTATATCATAAAGACCAGTTGCATTTATATACAACAATCCTGTTGCTGTGTTTAAGTAATTTATATTTTGAGTTGGTAATGATACATTATCAAATATGTTATAAGCATTATTGAATTCAAAATATTTTAATTGTTTATTTCCATTTAAATCGGTGTAGTATCTTGGATATCCATATATTGTTTGAGACGATATAAAACCATCTGCTTCAAATTTCATATCGTTAGAATAGGTTGAATTAAGCTTCATTACATCACCACCTCCAAAACCATATATAAGCTTCTGCATATTGGCACTCGTAAAAAACGAAGTCGAGTAATCTACTTCTATATTCTCACCTTCTAAAGCTTCGTTTAATATCTTCTTAACAGCTTCTTTAACGTATACGAATGGATATAATTGATTAGTTTTAAATGTAGAGGTACTCGGCTTGTTATAGCCATAATCTACAATCGGATAAATATAACCAAATGATTGTGGTTGATATCCGTATGAGTCAGCTCCGAAATTACGTGTAAACACTCCGTTAACGTGTACGCCTTGCATCCATGTATTAACCACATTATCCCTTGTCAAAGTGTGGTCATATTCGCTCCAATCTAATTCGTTGAGTTTCTTTTCTTTAAGCTTAGCAAATATATCGACCGCATCTGAAAACAAAGTACAATCAAAGTAATAGTTTTTATCCTGAATAATTACTTCGTTTAATTTCAACTTACCTTTGAATATTAGCAAGTCATTCTTGTAAAATTCGCAAGGGTTACGGATAGCAGGATTAAAAGATACATTTGAACTTTGCAGCACATCCATCGATAAAGAGTATGCACTCATAAAAAACTGCATATTGTTCGATGTGCCTTCTAACTTTATAGATTTAGAATAACTTCTTTTACGCTTTTCAGGCTCTTTAACATCACTTATCGATAAGTTTAATGGTACAGCTATATTCTCAGATAAATCAAGCTCTATACCGTTTACAATTAGTTTTGAATTCATAGTCTAATAGAGTTTTCAGGTGTAAATTCAATTTCTACTATCTCATTAAATAGCTCGTCGTGTTTATCCTGTTTGATTTGATAACTCGAATTAGTGATAATTACACTTTCATTTTCTTCACCTTCGTTAATATACACTGCTGGAGAGTCATATAATTGAGTCAACCAGTTTTGAGTAGTCTCATCTAACCAGTCAGATATCAATTGTAATTTCTTAGTAGTTTGTTTTAGGTAACTTAACCTTCCTGTATTGGCTTTACTTAATGAATATACACCATTACTCCAACTTCCTTGTGAACGTTCAAACTCGAATGATTTCACGCTTGCTGAATATCTCTTGTTATAAGTAAATAGATAGTTGTCATAAGCTCCATATTTATTCATGAATCTTAAAGTAGCTCCATTGTAAAAACAAGTGTTGTCAAATTTTACAGTAGTAATAGACGCAATGTTTACGTTTGAACTATTTAACAACCCTATAATAACACTCGTACAACTTGCAGCTTCACCACTTGTCAAATAACCTAAACTTACGTGTTGATCTAAGTTGAAATAAATTGAACCTAATAAACCTTGATTTCCTGTAGTAAAGTTTTCATCAGTTTGTTTTATTATGGTCGCCTCGTTGTAATATGTATATCTTACTTTATAGTTAACAGGTGTATCTATTGTGGTGTTGTCAATCCATGTATATGTTAAGCTATCTTCTTTTTTTATTGTTTGCTCGTATAGATTAATGGTTGAATAATATAACATATAAGATCTATCAGTTAACAATTGCTTTGTCAATCCTTTTTGATAGTCGGTGTAATCCCAGTTTAAAAATTCAGTTCGTGAAAGCTTACCTTTGAACACGCCAATTTGACTGCTCGAAGCAGGTGTTGGATTTACAGAAACAGCTCCGTTTATTGTAGTCGAATACTTTTCATAAACATTTACAGATATAAATCTATATCCATCCGGATCAAATATAGTTGCTGAATTTATAGGTTTTAAATTCTGTGTAGGTATGTAAGGTGCTACTATATTTGATACATCGTATTTCCCATAAACATACGTTGCATCTTCATCCTGAGGATAGACTTCATACGTTCCAACACTTCCTTCAACTATCACTTCAATAACAAATGACATATTAAACTTGCCGCTTATGGTTTGTTTAAACTGAAAGATAATAGGATTATCAGATGGTGTTGCATACGCTGGTTGTTGTGTTATTGATACTGCCATTATGTAGTTGGTTTTTTAATTATCGTTATAATACTTTCTTTAATCAAAGCTGAAATTGGTTTACTCATTTCTTCTACTCTTTGCGGTGTAACAACTTTATCATAAAAGTGAGTCGCTTCAATACCTTTCATTCTTACACTATTCTTAATCATTCCCGCAAATTGTTCTCTGGTTATTCCGTTTGGTGGTGTAATACCTTTATCCCCTATCCATTTGTAAATAGCCTGGTAAAAAGTCTTTTCAGTCTTTGGGGCTGGTCCATGAGTAGGTGCGCCGTTGTTCTTTGCAATACCATTTACACCATAGTTTAAATACTTCCAATAGTAAGGTGCTGTAACTTCTATTTGCGCAGGATTTAATTGAGTGGGTACGATTGAAGACGCTAAATTCCCTGTCGCTCTATGTTTGTCTAACTCTTTTGATAGGTCAGCAATAAGTTCGTTTGTAAGGTCGAATAATAGTTGAGCAAGTGGATTGTCCGACTTGTTAGAAAGGATTGCTTCAGCCTCCCCAAAATCAATTTGTCCTACTATATCAGCCTCATTTACCACGTTGTATCGTTTTTATTTCTTGTTGTTTCTCAAAATTAATAAAATTTAGTCTATGATTGAATTTATAAACGTTCCATTTTACTACCTCTTCCCAACTTGTATTGTATTCCTTACTTAAAAAGTGTATTACCTTTTCCCACGTATAGCGAGAAGATTTCTTATCAGTCTTATTTTCGTCTTCTTTTGGCTCCCCGTATAACTCTCTATTAATACGATTGATTGTCGCAAAAAAAAACTAACCACGTTTAAGTAGATAGGTAGTGGCAAATGCTGTTTAAATATCTTTTCCCTTTCCTGATTAGAGTATATCATATTCCCGTTAGCGTCCAAGTCTCCGTAATTCGTGCCTTTCTCGATATACATCAATGCCACCAATCGAGCAGGATTCGCTTGCATATCTGAATTTGATACGTCTATATGCCAACCTACACCAACTTTTTTAGGGTCTACTAATTCATACTTTTGTCCTAACACCTCAATTTCTTTCTCAGGCTCTGTTGCTTTGTAGTTTTCAAATAAGCCTATACAATGAACGTAAATATCTTTTAGTTCTGATATATTCACTTTCTTTAATTCGTTTACTGTACCGCTTGTAAGCACGCTTAAAAACTCTATGATGTCATTCAAGTCTAATTCACCTGTCGTAAACTTTGGATTAGTCAAAGCTTGTAAATGTTCAATCCTTAAGTCATTCATTGACTTTGGTGCCTTAATATTAATATACTTCAAAATACCCATTGCTTATTGTTTTAATTGATTGCACTGCTAACGCTAAACTCATCACACCATCATCATGAACTCCCTGAGGTGCACCGTATTGAACACGTCTGGTCTTTTCATTGTATACATAAGTGAATGCATTTAGTTCATCTATTAGCCAGTTTTGGTTTAATACTTTTATTTCTTTATTCTCGAATAACACGGATAGATCCTCAATCATTATAGGCTTAGACTTTACAGAAGTTACATAAGGCTCTACAAAGTTGTATATTCGATTCTGAAGCATCTCAAAGAATACATCTCCTTGATTGTTTACCTCAACCATTACCTTTGCGTTATAATGCTTTATAACCTCTGAAACCTCATCTATTATACGTGACCATTCTAAATGCCTCCAACGGTTAACATATATCATTTCATAGTTAGAATTTAAAATTGTTAAAACCGTGTAGTCATCTGCACGCCCAATATCTAAACCACCATAAAGATTACCTTTGTTTTCTGTACCTTCAAATACACAACTATCCACATTCTTGAATAGTCCACTTGCATTATCAATGAACTTCGCTAAATACTCCTGTTCAAAGATATGGGCCGGAAGGTTACGTTTCCTTTCTTCTAAGTCATTTGGATCAATCATAGGATTATCAAAGGACGTATAGTGAAAGTATTTGTATCTCTCATCGTAGTTCGGTTGTAGACTCATCTTGTAGAAGTGATTCTTACCCTTTGGAGTTGAAATAAATATAACCTTCTTACCTTTTACAAGGACAGTAGCTGAAAGAACTTCACTCCATAACTCCGCACGTGTAAAGGCATACTCATCGATTATAAGATAGTCGAATGTGTTACCACGAATATTGTCAGGACGCTCACCAGAAAAGAACTGAATTTTACTTCCTAAGCCTGTTATCGTTAAATCTGACCTGTTATATTGGAATAATCCACTTCGTGCGGTTACACCTTCCATTTCGTCAAATACCTTCTTAGATTGTTTGTAGATAGGAGTTACCCACGCAATAGAACAACCTTTGTGATTGATTGCCCAGTAAAGCATTTGGTTAATACCTAACATGGTTTTCCCAAACTGCCTACCTATATTTAAAACGTAATACTTATACGGCTCGTTGTTTATCGAGTGGTGTATTAGTCTTTGCTTCTCGTGGGGCTTATATCCTTTAATCGTTGCCATCAAAATCGAACTTCTCGATTATCGTTTGCTCTATTTGTTGTTTGTCGTGCATACCTAAACGATTCTTAGCATAGAATATTCCTTTGCCTTCATTAGCTACTATATCGGTTGCAAGTGCTTTAAATTTAGCATCTATACTTTTTATAGTGTTCGATTTAAGTTCGTCTTCTGATTTTAACCAAGCATAGTAAGTTGATTTCACTATTGTTTCAAGTTTCAACAAAGGCAAATAGATATTCAAAAAGTATTCGATTGTTGGTATGTGTCTATCTCTAACTTCTATTACTTTACCGCTACCAGAAACTACTTCTTTTGTGTTTGCTAAACATTCAGCAATATAGTTATCTGCGTGTTTCTCTATTGATAGTATAAAGTCGTTTGATTTAGCATTCATTGTGTTTATGCTTTTGGTTTACGTCTCGTTTTCTTTGGTTGTTCTACTGAATATTTAGATTTTGTTTCTTCGTAAAATCTAACTTTCCAGTTTTCGATTATTTTCCATGCAGAAAGTAAACAGTTATTACACCCTTTTGTTATAGGTCTTTTCGTTATCTCTGAATATACTTCATTCAAAAGTAAGAATTCGTTATCTGATAACTTAGATTCGTTTTGTTTGTCTTTGATCTTTTCGTAAGATTCAAAACTATTTGCTGATAGTATCATAAAATTTAGCTATTAAAAATGTGGTTAAAGGTAAATAAAGATCGTTTAAAATCAAACCAAATGGAAGACTAATCCAAAATGTAAAACATGGAAAGCAATCTAATGGTTTGATAGGCTTTGATATTCTCGTTCCTGTGACCTTTCTAAGGTAGTAACCTATGTTTAATTCGTGGTGTAGTATTACACTCGTGAAAAGGGCTAATATTTCGTATTTCATTTTAATTAAGATAATAAATTATTTCTATGCCACCGTTATAAAAATCCGATTCGATATAGATTAAACAGTACTTTGGTTTTACTTTTACTTTCATATGACAAATATAATAAAAAACCCTAACAAAATTAATGTTAGGGCTGACTGGAAAAAAGCAAAAGCGAAAGCGGTGCTAAATTAATAATTATTTATTAAAGAATTGCTTTAAATTTGGTTTAAAATAATCTTTACCTTTCAGTATCTTACCGTCTTCTCTATGTAATGCTTTTCCATTCTCTAACTTTGACATATTAGATTCGTGAATTTCGTTGAATACATTAAAGATAACGTCTTGTAATCCATGTTTAAGTATTGTACCTATCAAAACATATAATTGATCTCCTAAAGCATCTGCTACGTCTTCTATTGTTTCGGCTTCGAGATACTCGGTGTTTTCTTCTTGCATCAATTTAAAGCGTAAAAGCTTATCTGATTTACTTAAGTTTGGTACTATACTGTAAGGTATATTAAAAGCTTTATTAAACTCTTTAACCTTTTGTATTATATTATCTTTTCGTTGTGTTTGTAGTTTCTGTATGTAGTTAACGGCATCCATTAATTCCTGCTTGGTGTGTTCAAGAAAATCGTCTTGATTATTTTCGGCTAAAGTAGTTCCATACTTTTCAATTCCAACTTGGCTACGTTTACGAAATTGGTTTATTACATCTTCAACTATACTATCTGTCTTTTCTTCTTTTGGATTTTTTAGTTCAAAATAACTTAAAAGTGAATCATTTAATGGGAAAGATACATTAAACTCACTTAAAATATAAATACTATCAAAACCATACAAAAAAGCTTTATATTTTTTATTTTTTTCAAAATGTACTTTATAACTAACAACATAATTAGATTTACATACTAATATATCTCCTTCTTTAATCGTATTCTTCATTTTTATATTCAATTGATTTTCTTAAATTTAACCTTTTAAAATACTTAATTGCTCTAAGTTCTTTTTTAGAGATGGGAGCTTTAAACCCCCATCCGTATAATATTAGCCTATTCATCAGAAAGGCAGATCTCCGTTATCTTCAACTTCATTTACTATCTGAGTAGCTGTTGGCTTCGCGACTTGTGTGCTTTCTTCTTTCGTTTGAACGTTTATTTGCCATAACTCAAGGCTATTGAAGTACTTTACCTCACCTTGTGGATTTGTCCATTCACGACCTTTTAAATTGAATTTACAATCTACATTATCCCCAACTCGAATACCGTCTAATAAATCGGTTTGATTGTTACTACAATGTAATAGTATATCCTGTTCGTACATACCATCTTTTGTAGTTATTACTACTTCTCTTTTTGAGTATTTCTCTGTAACTTGTACTGTTTGAAATACTTTTTTCACTATTCCTTTTAGTTCCATCTGCTTGGGTTGTTTACTTTTAAATATAAATTATTAAATCTTTTCTTTGTGTTTACAAATTCGTTTTTTACGTTATAAACATCTGAATGTATTACTTTATATGTTAAAGTATTACTTTCTACTTTAATTACTTTTACTAACTGTTTTCTTGTAACGTTTTCAAAGTATTCATTTTCTGCTATCATACTGTTAATTTTATTGATTCTT